TCATATTTTTCGTTTTTTGTATGTTTCAGTTTCTATGTATGTAGGGAAAGTTACATCTTGCATTTGGCAAAAATATTTAACATATTGCCACTCGGTAATAATACCATTCCAAATTATGATAGTTGTATCGTAATACATAAACGCTAAATTACTAATAATAGTAGTAAAAAAAAAATTATAGGTATTTTTTGATTATATTTGTAGTATATTACGCAGTTATAATATGAGTGAGAGGGAACAATTACAGCAACTCAATGAGGGATTGAGAGCAGTACAAGGTACGATAGAAAGAATAGAAATAACATTAGTTGGAGATGAGTTCAATAAAAATGGTTTAATTAATCGTTTAGAATCTATTGAAAAAAAGCAGCGTAAATTTGACAGTATACTTTACACTATCTTAGGTGTAGTAACTTTTGGTTCATATCCACTTCTTAAAGAATTAATCAGCGAATATTTTAAAGTTAAGTAACTCAATTATTTAGAATCGTTCTAAATTTTCCTATTTTTTATTCTTCTGCACTTATAGTTCCGTTACTTGTTCCACCATATTGTTGAGGAAATACTCCGTTACCATAAGTATATCCACCAGTACCCGAATAAGTTTCAAAGTTTTGCCCCGTATTTAAAGAGTTATCTTCGTGAATATTTACGTTTGTTGTAGCTTGTGAATAATCAAATGTAGCCTCTACCATTAAGAAGTCAGCGTTTTTAACTGCGTATTCTGCTAAGTAATCAGAGCCACATAAAGGAGTTTCTGAAAATCCACCATCTAATTGTAATCTAAGTTCAAATGTATTAGCAATACCTATTAAATAACCTCTATCAACTGCACTCTGTACTTCAAAGTATTTAGGGTAGCTTATTTCATTTCCGTAAACATTACCCACTAATTTACGTGAAGTTCTACCATAAAACTCTAATACACTTCTCGCTGTTATTTCTGTTAAAGCACCAAATGTTCTTTCATTGTGTGTTTCCTGATATCTATCCCATAATCTATCACAAACAAATTTATTAAAAGATGTTTCTTTATAACCTATTGCGCCCTCAAAAATATACCAATCGTAGTTATTACCTGCGCCACCATTAAAAATAGTTTTAAACTCTTTACCCGAAGTAAAATAAAAGTTTGTACCGAAAAACCCTGCTATATATCCAAATTGCTCTAAGTTTTTATATCCTAAAGGTGTAATATTTACTACTACTTCATCTAATGAATAACCACCTGCTACTGCAGGAGTTCTATAAGATAAAAAGTTTAAATTTACTATATAATTAGTTTTAATGTATTTAGTAAAACAAGTAACGTTTTGAGGTGTTCCGTTTATGTTTGCAAATACGGGTAATCTACCATCGGTAGCAGCAACCCAAACTCCACCATCTTGTGATATATTTGCAGCAGTTGAGGCATCAAAATAAACTGTACTATTAGGAGTTACTCTAAAATTTTGTATTTGGAAATTGTATCCACTACCTACACCCCTATAAGCTAATCTAGTGTTAAAATTAACATAAATAGCAAATAATTCATCTACTGCATTATAAATATTAGTATCTAAAAAATCATACTGTTGTCTTATCCTATCTGTTATATTTACAGGGTCTGTTGTAAGTTCGCTTGTTGTTATATCTAAATAATTTCTATCATATTGTTTACTAAAAGGACTTAATGTTTCTACATCACTTGCAAATGTACCTACATCTTCCCAATTAGTATGTATTAAATCCTCTTGAAAAGAATAATTAGAACTTAAATTTTTAGGTATATAAGGGTGTATAAAATTAATGTAATTATAAGGCTTTTTATAAGATACAATTTGGTTTTTATCTCTCCAAATTAAATCAGTAGCACCTGTGTTAATACTAGAATTCAACTCTAATACTCCATCAGTAACATAAGTAAACGTAGAATCATACTCTACATAAGGTACTTCATTATTAGGTCTATTAGCTATTTCGTTAATCATTAATACAGTCCATTTAGCATCGTTATTATCTAAATAAACTATACAACCTAATGCAGTTAATAAATCATTTAGTATCTCATAGTTACCTCTTGGAGTTCTATTTTTCCAATCAATACCAGCGTAGTAAGAAGTCCATAATTGGTCTAAAAGATATTCGTTACCATCGTTAAACAAAGCACCTGCAAATTTGCAGTTTAATTCATTCCCCGTAGTGTTTAAAATAAATTGTATAAATTGAGAAACTGTTACACCATCAAAAGTATTATAATCTGGCGCACCTAATCTATCAGCATCGTTAAACTTTAAATCCTTTATTACAGATAAATTATCAGTAGCAGTCATTCGGTAGTAATACGCATCTTGCCATTCGTACTGAATATCATTGTCAATTATAAATCCTTGCCATTTCAAAGTGCTTACAGTTCCCGAACTTGTAACCTCGTAAAATCTTACTTGCCATTGGTAACTCCTATCAAATCCTATAAAATCATCAGGTTCAGGTGTTCCTGTTGCTGGGTCATACGGATATAATATATTAATCTCTGCTGAACTCGTTTTAATAGGGCTGAACGCATTATCTTCGGGGCTACGATATGTAAGTACAAAAGGGCTATTCGCTGCCTGTAATTCGATTAAATCGTAAGTATAAGGGATAGCCTCTAATTTAGATAAAACAACCCTATAATGTAATACATTTTGGTCTGTTTCTTTTAAATTACCAAATTCATAAAAATATTTATCGTTATATGGCATATTATTGTAATCTATCTAATCTACTTGTATAATTTTTTAGCACTCCGTGTAGCTTATCTCCCATAATGTTAAACTCTACACTACCTTGCCCCATAGCACCTGCACCAACTGGACTTACTACTCTATTGCTTGTGCCACCTGCACCTAGTAAACCACCTGTTAAACGACCTAAAATATCTTTAAAACCTAATTTAACACCACCTACTAAATTAGTTCCACCTGTCGCAATACTTATAATTGCTGCTAAAGCTGCTGCTGCTGCAACTGCTGCCAATAATTTTATTGTTAATTGTTTTAGCATAGCAAAAAAAGCATCTCCAAATTTAGCAGTTCCATTATACGCTTGTACCATAGCATCTGACAATCCAGCACCAATAGTTAAAACTAATTCAGATGAAACATTTTTTAATAAATTTACTTTTTCTGTTAATTGGTCTAATGGTATTTGTATTGAAGTAAAAGATGCACCACCTATAATAGCTAGGTCTTTTAAATTACCATTAAGCATATTAGTTTGTGCTTGAAAATCGCTTATCTCTTTATTAGCTTCTTGCAAAGCACTTATATCAACATCAGCCCTTAATGCTTGTTCTTCTAATGATGGCATTTTAAACTTAACATCTTTAGCTGATATTTTAGGTTGTTTTAATTTTTCTAATTGCTCTGTAACAATTTTAATTTCTTTACCTAATTTATTAAAAGCTGCACTACCAATAGTTGCTGCATTATATTGTTCTTTTAAAGTTTTTAATTTAGCTTCTAAAGCATTAATACTATTAGTTTCTTCTTTAGTATTTGCTATTGCTTTTTTCTTTTCTTGAACTAATGCCATTACTGCATCTGATGCGTCTATTAACCTTTGATTATAAATTACCCATTGTGGGCTACCTTTTTCTAATTCGTTTCTAGTATTTTGAAATACCTTTTTTAAATTTTCTAATTCTTTTATTGTTTTTGCATCTGCAATCTGCTTACCTAAATTTTCGTAGGTTTCAGCAAGTAACATATTTGCACTTTGACCACCTGTAATGCCACCCCAAAGATTTTGAAGTTCTGCAAATGGTACATTATCTGCAAAGTTAATACCTCTTTGGTCTATCCCTAACTTTAATGTAATGTTATCAGCACTTCCTATTTTATTCCACGCTGAAAGTATATCGTTTAGTAAACCTGTTGTTTTACTTAAAACACCTTCATTTGAATCCCCTATGGTTTTCATTAAAGTAGTCCAATTATCTCCTAAATTTGATAATTGCCCACCTAAAGTTGCTGCTATTTTACTCATAGCACCAGTTACACCCTCTAATTTACCTAAAGATAATATATAACCTCGCATAGCATCAGATGTTTTTTCAACTTCTGTTGTTACGCCCTTAAACGTAAATTTAACTTTATCTCCTTGTGCTGATGCTATAATACCAAATTCTTTAAGTCTTTCAAACTGACCTGTTTGAGCATCTAATATACCCTCTGCTAATTGGTCAAATGATTTACCTGTACTTGCTGCCAAATCCCCCAAAGAACGCATTTCATCTACCGTAGGTTTAAAACCTTGATTAGCTAACTTAACAAATGAATTAGTTAATTCATCTACTGCAAATGGTGTAGTAGATGCAAAATCAACTATTTGTTGCATAGCCATTTGGGCTGCTGAACTAGAACCTAATGTATTACTTAATACTGCTTCAAATTTTTGAAATTGTGCTGTTGTATCTATTACTGATTTACCAAAACTAATTATTGAACCAGCAGCAAAAGCACCTGCTAATATGCCACCTAACTTATTAGCAGCACCACCAATAGCATTAAATGATTTTGAACTATCATTAGCAGTTGTATTAGCTTTATCACTAAAACCCTTTAAAACACCTTGTGCTTTGTTTAATTCGTTTTTTAAGTCTTTAATATCAGCACTTAACCCAACTATTAACTTATCATCTGCCATATTATATTATTTATTCAAAAATACAAAAAATTAAGCATTTAAACTAAAAAGGGTAAGCTACTTGCCCACCCTCTTTAACATTTCTTCTTTTTCTTCTTTTGTTGGTACTTTAACCTTTTTGAACTCACTAGCTTTTAGTATCTGTGCTAGTTTATCAGTCCATAACGGTAGTATCTCTTTCGGTTTCTTTTGATGCTTTTTCTCAACTTGTGTATTAAGAATGTAACTCATTACTACCCTTGTTCTATCCCAACTATTAGCTTCTTTCTTTTGATGATATATTACTAACCTTTGAAAGTTTGCCCAACTCATATCTTCAAACAATTCAGGCATTAACCCCATTTCGCCTATGGCTTGGTCGTATATATCACTCCACGTTATTTTTTTTTTGAATCAATATCTGTTGAATCAGCAGCTAATGCTTTTTGTGCGTTCTGTACTAATTCACTTGGTTTTATTGATTCTGTGTAATAAGTAATAATAGTTGCTATATCATCAAATGATGCTTCATCTATCCACTCATACACTTGTTCTATACTAATATCAAATGGTTGTCTTTTTACCTTGTAATTAGCCTTTAAAGCACAATAAGTAATATCACAAACAAAATCAATGTTAGTATATTCAGAGTTTATTTCTTTTACTTCTCCTGCATCTGTGGCAGTTAAAGCATTATAAGTC